AAACACCCTATGTAAAACGGCTCTTGAAAACGCTGCCAACGTTTGTTTAATAACTATGTGGATAAATAGTTACTTCAAGAACCTTAAACTAACGAAAGGAGGCACGGCTCTGCTAAGAGGCCTTCCTCTAGCTCTAAGCTCCACTTCCCAGTGGTATTTATCTGATCCACTCAGATACTCAGGTCTAAAGTTAAGCGACTCATACTCAATCTGAGTGATTGGAAATCTGTTTGGAAGGAACTTCCAAGCACTTTTGTATTGACTAGCATAACTAGATAAAACTAGTTGAGCTCGTTCTTCTGACGTTAAGTTTTCCGGATACTTACGAAAAGTCTCTGGAAAAACAGCTTTTGCCGCTAACTCTGAAGTATCATTATCAGGAAAACCAGACTCCCAATATGCACCAAGAAAGTACATAACATCGAAGTCGCTTTTCTCGACATTTAGAGTAATACCGTATTTAGATAGAAATCTAGCTACAGTGTCTAAATTAAGCTTTCTGTCTACGCCGAAAATACAATCGTCGCCGAGAACAAAAACGCTACGCCAATGGGTTTGCTCCTTAAAAGCGTAACCAATTGCTCCGATCAAGATTGTATTTACAATACTGTCAATCAATTGTGTAAAATAAGAACCACTCGGTACTCCATGATCCTTACCACAATATAAATGGCCGTCAGGCATGACAATAGGAGTGTGGATGAAATAACGAACAATGTTGTTCCAACCAAACTCTTTCTTATCCTCCTCACTAAACCAAGTTGACAGTATCTCAAAACTAACAGCAATCAATGAAGCACTAATTGAACTATCAAACTTTGAATAATCTAAGCATAAAATATGCTTATACATCCTAAGATTGTACTTCAAGAAAGTACCCAGTTCAAACTTTTGAAGGCCAAACGCCATGGTGGTCCTACTATCTAAGAACCTACCTATCAATGGTCTAGCAAATCTTGCCTCCATAATGGTCATCTCAAGTGGATAACCCCAAACAAGACGAGTCTTATTATTCCTTTGAGTACGCTTGTAAGCAACGCAAGGATTAGGTTTCTTGAAACCTTTCCTTACCTGTTCTTCACGATCCAACGAGTAATTAAGACTCTCAAGTTTACTAGTCATTAATGGTAGACCACTACTTTTAGTAAGCTTCAAAGCTGACTTTAGCTCATCAAAGTCAGTGATTGGCTGCAAGCTATCACCAAACTTTCCGAAAACTCGTTTCGCTAATTTTATGCCTGCTATGATAGCTGGGTCGAATTTAAATCGACAGTGATTAGCACTGCCATACCTAGCAAGAGCGTCCCATAACTGTTGAGGGTCATAGATGCTTCTAGGATCTTCTTCCCAGTCTATACCTTGAGCAGATAGAACCTTAGCTACGTTATCATCGAAAATAACGTGATCTGAGGGTTTAGACATACGAGCAATGTATTCCTTCAGGCTAGCGCGACGGAAAGGGCCATGATCTCGAATACCACTGTTTTCAATACCCATTTCTTTATCCTTGGAGTATCGTAACAGTTAGCACTCTAAAATTTACCAAGGAATTTAGAGTCGGATGCTCATTCCGGTAAACCAGACGAACAATGGTTAATTAGCTTTC